AGGTGAAAATTACGATGGCATCCAAAAGGAGATCAATGGTAATCACATCGCTGTCGTTCGCAGGGGCCGCGCTGGGCCGCAAGTGAAGCTTCATCTGGATCGTCTAGATGCTGCTGATCCTTCTCTATTAACTCCCATTGAGGAACCATCTATGACTGCAAAAGTCAACTTCGATGGCGCCGAGTTCGAGGTGACCGAGAGCGTAGCTCTGGCAATCACCAAAGAGCGGGAAGACGCCAAAATGTCCTACGAGGATATGAAGAAAAAATGCGACGAGCTTCAAGCCGCCGCAGATTCCATGAAGTCCGAAATGGATGCCATGGAAAAAGAAATGAAAGGCAAATGTGATGCTGCCGAAGGGCGTGCTGATGCAATTGCCGACGAGATGGTTGGCCTAAAGGCAGACCTGAGTGCTGCTCAACAAATCAATGTTGACAGTCTCGTTGAAGAGCGCATTGCGCTTATCGACAAAGCTCGTCCTTCCTTGGATTCCGCTTTTGATTTCACTGGCAAAACTGTCCGCGAAATCATGCAGGCATCCATTCAAGCCACTCGTGGTGATTCGCTTGATCTGTCGGAACGCTCCGATGATTATGTGACTGCCATGTTTGACACGCTCGCTGATTCCGCCCCCCGTGGTGATTCGGCCGGCACTGAAGTGCTGCGTCAAGCTGTTGCTTCTATTGCATCTCCAGTGTCTGCTCCTTCGTCCTACATGGACAAGCTGCAGAATGGTTGGAAATCCCCCCTCTCCGTTTCTAAGGGCTGACCCATGGCTGTAACTTTCACTACGTCAGGGACTGCTTCTGCTGGTGGCGTGCAACAGAGCTACGCTCTCACTCATGCTGCTTTGCTGGAAGGTCAACTCGCTGACATCCGCGACAATACGATTAGCACCTGCATCAATGAAACTGCCGTTGTGCAGCCCTTCGGCGACCTGCAAGTTTACAACGTGGCTGGCACTGTCGCAAACTCTGCTACCACGATTTCTGGCGCCACTGGCACTGTGCTTGGCGTGAACATTCTCACCTACGTTGACGAAACCGCTATTAACAGTGACTCTCGTCCTGGTGTGAAAATCGACCAAGTGATGAACGTTGCCAACGAAGGCGCTGTGGCAGTTTATGTCACCGGCACCGTCACTCCAGCTTCGCCTGTGCGGGTTCTTTACTCCGCAAGCGGCACTGGTAAGGCCGGTCAGTTCAGCCATGCTTTTGCATCTGGCAAAACCGTTCGCCTTTCCAATGCTCGTTTCCTTACTTCTACCACTGGTAGCGGTTTGGTGGTTCTGGAGCTGAACGGCCCTAGCTTCACTCTCTCTGCTGATTCTTGATAGGAGGCCCTCTAATGTCTGATTTCCGTATGGATGACGCTGGGCTTTTCCTGCAGCGTCAGCTTGAGTACATCCGCCCTCAAGTATTTGAAATCGCTTATGCCGATATCAAGTACTCGACCATTCTTCCTGTTACTAGCGAAGCTGGTCCTGGCGCCCAAACCTTCACCTATCGCATCATGGACTCCACTGGGGAGTTCCGCTTGATTGCCGATGCTGCCGATGATCTGCCGCGTGCCGACATCAGCCAGGTGGAGAAGAGCATCAACATCCGTTCTTTCGGTGGCAGCTTCGGCTATACCGTTCAGGAACTGCGTGCTGCTCAAATGGCCAACATTGCCCTTGAGCAACGTCGTGCTGCTGCAGTGCGTCGCGCTTATGAGGAGAAAGTTGAAAGCGTTGCAATGTTCGGTGAGTCCACCGTCAACATGGCTGGTTTCTTCAACAACTCCACCGTTGACATCCTTGCTGCTGACAAGTGGTTCACCACTGTTGGCACCACTGCTCAAGAAATGATTGAACTGCTGAACTATGGCGTTACTGCCATCATCAACGGCTCGAACATGAAAGAACAGCCGGATACCATCCTGCTGGCTTACGAAGATTACAACAAAGTTAGCACCACCCGCAACTCTGATTCTTCGGACGTGACTGTGCTGGAATACTTCCTGCGCACCAACCCCTACATCCGTAACGTTGAACCCATCAACCAACTGACCAAGGGCAAGAACAGCGGCCGCCTGAACACCAGCCGCATGGTCGTGTACAAGCGCGATCCTGAGAAAGTGCAACTGCACATCCCTCAGCCCCTCGAACTGTTCCCGCCCCAGCAACGTGGTCTTGAGTTCATCGTCCCTGCTCACGCTCGCGTGGGTGGTGTGGCTGTGTACTATCCCAAGAGCATGGTTTACGTGCAGGCGTCTTCTTGAGCCATTTGAGCAAAGGGCGTTAAGCTGTTTCCTAGTTCTTATTGAACACCAAAATGTTAATTGCTTATCGTCCTGAGCTTGAAAATCCCCCTCGCGAAGGAGGATTTGGCATTATCACCACTGGAGGAATGATTCAACTTGCGCCAGGGTTGAATCAAGAAGTGCCCGAAACGCAATGGAAGCAAGCCCGCGAAAATCAAACGGTTAAGCGGCTGATGTCCATCGGGGCTATTGAAGAGTTGAAGGAGAAGCCGACTGTGGAAACCATTCCACGGGACACTGAATCCTTAATCAACATTCCTCTTATTGAAGCCTTGCGTACCATTGAAATCATTCATGACGAGCAACAGCTCAATGAATGGAAAGCAATCGAAGGCCGCGTTCGAGTGCGCAATGCCATCAACAAACGCCTTGAATCCATTCGCTTGGGGAACGCCTGATGACTGTTACTTACGCAACATTCCTTGAGCGCTTCCCTGAGTTCATCCCTCATCCCACTGGGATTGTCAATGGAGCGATTGAAGAGGCAACAGCAGATGCGTCGGCTGATGTTTTCGGAGATCAAACTGATAGGGCAGTAAAGCATCTCGCTGCTCATATCATCGCCATTCAACTTGCACAAATGGGCGTTCAAATTGGCGCCACTGATGGCAAGGTTTATGGCAAAGGACTGGAGGCCACTCAATATGGCCAAGAGTTCAAACGAATGCTTGAAACCGTCACTGGTTCTTTCTCCATGGGATTTGTCGCATGATTAACGGCCTTTCGCCATTAGCAAATGCCACTCTCATGTGGTCCGTTGCTTCTGGCTATGCCGTTGATGCAGAGACTGGTAACTACGTTGCTCTATCCTCTGGAGTGACTTACTATGCCAGTCTTAGGCAAAAACGAAACCCACAGTACGATTATTTGCTTGGTGCTGATAGTACGGCTGTGTACATGGAAGGACGACTGACTGGGCCGTTGGCCTTGTCTGGCATCACTCCAGGGAGTTCCGCTTCTGCCACAATCAATGGAAGAGAAGGACGGTTTGAACTATTACCTAACGAACAAATTGCCGAACATTATTGGCAGTTCCTAGGTGCGCCAGTTAGAGGCATTTTCCGCTTGATTGGCAAAGGAAGCGTACAGAACGTCTGACGCTTAACCATCTTCTCTTTCCCCATTGTTGAGGCATTCTCATGCTCTACCATCCCACAGAATTGGTTAAGAGCCAAGACGTAATTGTACGTGTTGGTTCCATTGACGGTGTTGGCCGTCCAGTGATCACTCAGAGTGGCGCCACCTTCACGGTGAGCGGCGCCCCCACCCTCTACACCCTCCAAGCCGCCACGACGGCTTCCGTAGCCTTCAACGATGGCAACACGGAGTTCTACCTGCTAGGCGGCGGCGGCTTCTCTGACAGCGTGATCGTCACCAGCCAAGCCACTGCTTCCATCACTTCCTACTTCCAGAAGGACGTTGACGGCACCACCTTCATCCCCAACAGCTTTGATGAAGCCTTCCAGGTGATTGCAGCTAACCGCTATAACAAGAACCAAGAAGTGTACGTTGAAATCAACAAGCAACTTGGCGTTAGCGGTACTACGTTCTACTATGATCGCGTGGCTTATACGGCTTGCGTGATGAACTATAGCGAAAGCTATCCTGCTGACAATCTCGTTGAAGTGACCTTTGACTTGATCAGCCGTGGCCGGATTGGCGTGCATCAGAATGCCACTAACACTGGTTCGCTGATTCCTTCTTCTCCTAATAGCTGATTTTTACTTCCATAGTTTGCTAGCCTCTCCTTACGGGGAGGCTTTTTTATGAACATTGCCCAATTGCGCGACACTGTTACGACACTGCTAGGTGCCAGCCCCAGCTTGATTGGCAGCTATACACTGCCGGACAATACAACGATTCCTGCGCTTTATGTGGTGGGACGACAAGGCGTGCCTCCTGAATGGAAAGTCAGCGGCCTTGAGGTGACCATTGAAGAGTTTCCTCGTGCTTCGCCATCTCCTTCTTTAGGAAAATTTAAGCGGCGTCAAGAGTGGGTGGTAGTAATTGTTAATTATGATACCACTTCATCAAATCTGTCTGCGGCAGCAGAACGGATGATGGGAAGATTTCCTGATGCGGAATTTTTTCCTTCTCCGGAAAGCGATGTTGCCTATGGGCAGTATCGCATTGTCATTCCCGATGTAAATATGGGCTATTTGGCAGCATGAAGACCAAAAAGTTTATTAAAAGTCACTGCGAAAAAGCTTGGCTGTTTAATGTCACGCAAGACGGCGATTCCTTGACTGCTGGCTTTGCTTGTTTCATTTCTAGTTGCCCTTTAGAAATAAAGATGCAGATCAATGGGGAAGAACGTATAGCAATGATACCGTCTAGAGCAGCAAATTCTTCTGTGCCTTTGCGAATGCTCAACGCTAGACTGTCGCTACTTCCATTAAATGGCAATGAGCAAATACTCTGATTTTTTCCTTCTCAGCTCCCCTGAGTACGCTGAGATTGGAGAGAAACTGCGCCTGCGCAAATATCAAAGCTGGCTGGCAGAAGAAACTTGGATGCGTGAGGAGCAGAACAAAAGGCGTGCTCAATTTACTTTGAAGACAATTCAATTGGCTCGTCATATTGCCAAAGTAAAAGGCATTCCAGAAGAAGATGCTTTTGGGCTTTTGCAAGAAGACACCCCGGAAAGGTCTGAGCTATTAAGCGAATTTTCGGAAGACACTTCTCGCCTCATGAACTTGGTACCGTCTGGAAGGGAGCAATTCGAAAGCTTGGTCACTTTGTTCTTCCGTAATCGCGGCGAAGTGTTTGATGGCAAAAAGTGGAAAGCCACAGATGACTGGGAGAAGGATGACACTAATAAATTACCACAAGCTCTATTGCAAAAAATAGAAAGCTTCATGGCCGAAGAAAATGGAGCATTGCAAGGCGACGAAGAAGAGGAGCAGGAAGCCCCAAAATAACATTCCTGGAGCGACTAGAGCAAAGTTGTGACCAGGCTATAAATTACTCTACGGACTGGACTGGTATTTATTGCCACCTCCTAGCGCTAGCAGCCAATGATCCCATTTTTCACGCAAGGCATTTTGGGAAAGTGCCGATTGCCTTTATGCAGGTTTGCCTAGAAAACCTTCTGGAAAAGCAAAGAGAACAAGTGAATGCCCAAAGCATTGCAACTGCCAAACTGGGAGGAGTGGTACTTTCTGCGTTGTCTAGTAAAGGCAAGAAAACAAGCTTGGCTGACTTCTTGCCTTATGAAATGAAGAAAGGTTCTAATGATTTACAGTCAGAAACAGAACACGCAATTAGGTGGGCGTTGAAAAACGAAAAGATGCCACCCATTGTCATTGGTCTAATTGGCGCTGAACTTAGCTAGGCTAATAGAAAGCAGTGTAAACTAAAGTGCGAATCACTGACAATGTGACAAGCAAGCTTGTGCAGCTTGAGGGGATTTCAAGGACTATTTTTAGGCGTGCAATGGATTGGGCCGAAGAGGATTTTTTAAGCGAAATTGATGCAGTAAAATGGGATTGGCCTAACCCAACAGAAAGAGTCAATGGCGAAAAAGTGGATTCGCCAAGGGATATTGTTGACATGGGAGGGTTGAGAGATAGTCAGGCAAGAGAAAACATAGGTGAACTGCGGACAGTTTTTACTTGGACAGGCGGAGAAGGAGAGGCTTATGCGCTAGAAGTGCATAATGGCTATGTTCATAAGCCAGGGAATCGCATACCTGCGCGACCATTTACTAGGGACACCATCTCTAGACTGGATAAAGTGATTGACAATTTATTTTTGCAAGAGGTGAAAAATGGCTGAATATGCAGTTGCATTTACCGCCGATGCCAGTAGTGCCGGTAGGACTATTAAGATTCTCAAGAAAAGCATTCAAGGGGTCACAAAAGAATTTGAAAATGCCCAAATCGGCGCAGAAGAATTTATTGCAAGAGCCAGTGATTTAAGTAAGCTAAATCAAGAGCTTAAGGACGCTCGTGGAGCCGTTGCAAATATTGACAAAGCTTATTCTGATCTAGATAAGGCTTTGGCATCAATGCAGCGAGCCTATGGCAGCGCTAGTCAAGGAGCAGCAAAGTACCATAAAGATCTTCTCAAAATAGCAGAAGAGTCGTATAAGGAAGAGGATCGGCTGCTAAAGCAAAGGATGGCAGCCGAGAGAAAAGCGTTTGACGAAAGGCTGCAAATGGCCATCGTCGAAACAAGAGCGGAAGAGCGGCGCTCTAAGGCTGTTGCAGAATTTCGCACTGGCATGGGCGCCAAGGGGGCCATTCCATTAATTGCTAGTCCAGTTCGTGGAGGCATTGAATACGGACCAACCAAAGGCGGCAAGGGTATTCCTAGCAGCCCAGGAAGCCCTGAGTACTTAGAGGCGATAGGCCAAGCGGCTAAAACTGCAAAGACAATTAAGCCATCCCCAGACGCTTTTCGACCAAACTCTCTTGCTGATTATGAGAATAGATTAAAAGTCCTGCAAAAAGAAGCTCGTCTGATTTCTCCTGATAGCAGTCGCTGGAGAGAATTAAACAAAGAAATACTAAAAGCAGAAAAAGGTATTCAAAAGATTCAGAAGAGGCAAAGCGTCGGGCCCTCTGCTGGTCAAAGAGTGGGGGCCGCTGGCGGAGCATTCCTCTACGGAGGAGGGCTTGGAGGAGGCATTGGAAGCGCAGTAGGGGGAGTTGCTGGTGGTCTTGCCGGTGGAGTGCCTGGAGCCTTTGCAGGGGCCGCCATTGGTCAAGTGGCAGACAATTTGGGCACTGCCTTGGCGGGCATCACCAGTCAAGCCTCTGCTGTGCAAAGGATACAAAGAGGTCTTGCTATGGCGTCTGTCGATGCCAAAGACTTTGCGCAGGCGCAGGCAGCGGTTGGCGAAATGAGCCAAAAGCTCTTAATTCCTTTAGAACAAACTTCCAAATTCTTCACTCAACTAAGAGCTAACACAAAAGAATATAATTTATCAGTTGATGAAACTAGGGAAATCTTAGAAGGCACAGTTTTAGCCATCATGGCCACTGGCGGCAGCGCTGAAGATCTAGATGGAGCCATGCGAGCCGTTGTTCAAATTATGAGCAAAGGCGGCGTACAGGCAGAAGAACTTCGCGGCCAGTTGGGAGAAAGGTTCCCTGGCGCCGTGGTTAAATTTGCTCAAGCTAATAAACTAAGCTTTGAGCAATTGCAAGATGGCTTAGAGAAAGGCACGATTGGCATTAAAGAATTTATCAATTTTGCCAAGAAAAACTATGCAGACTATGGGAAATTTAGTGAGCAGTTAGCAACAGCTCCTGAATACGCGGGGCAACGCCTAGCGATTGCTTTGGAGCAAGTTTCTCTGTCCATTGGGTCATTATTTACGGAATCTGGCGCAGATTTGCAAGATTTACTTACAGGCACTCTTAATGATATTAGAAAATTTGTCCTTGCAAATGAACAAGAACTGAAGACCATTGCCAGTGGCTTGGCATCTTTGGTCACTCTTGCAGTGGAAGCTGCAAATAAACTTGGCTTTGTATTCAAAGGCATTTACGAAGTTTTCAAAAACATTGCCAATGTAGCGACTGTTGTTCGCAATATGACGGGCAGCGGTGACATTCAATCTGTTGCTACAGAAAGGCAAACTGTAAACACACAGATCAATGAAGCGTTTGAAGCTATTGCATCAACAAAGAATCGGCCAGGCGACAATACAGTAGCAGTGGCAACTCTTAAAAGCTTGCAAAAGCGCCGGGATGAGCTGAATCAATTATTCACTGATTTAGGAGGTAACGCTGCCTATCAGACGAGTAAGCCAAGTGGCTTGACGCTGGATTTTGGCGGAAAAGGCGCGGGCATGTCCATGGACCGTGCAGGCAAAGAGGACAAAAAAAAGAAAGAAGATAGCTTGGAAAACTTTGAACGTCTTCGTGACCAGCTTGCAAATGCCTATAATCAGGCAGAAATTGAACGCATTAAAGCTCGCTATGAACTAGAAAAGCGACTTCGTGAAGATTTGTATGACATGCAAGAATTTGGGGCTAACCGCCTCCAAAGGCAAAATTTGCAATTCTTACGGGCGCTGGCAAAGACTGAGCAAGAGAGACAAGATGTTGCATTTAGTGGTCAGTTAAGTATTGCAGAAGCAGCAGGCAAAGTATCACCTTCTGCTGCCGTATCGCCGTCTTCAGTCGGAGGTTCCGTAGCGTCTTCTGGGTACATTGATAAAAAAGTATTACGCGAATGGCTGGTGTCTCAAGGATTTGGGCGCACCACTGGAGATTTTACAAACAAAGGTCACGCAACACCTAATCACACTCTTAATGCCATGGATATGGGCATTCTGGGAGGAAGTGATGCGAATGCGTTGCGCAGGACAATTGACATGGAGAGAAAGCTAAAAGCTACTGGTGCTTTTGGCAGTCAACTGTTCGGGCCCGAACGGGACCCGTATGGACACGGAGCTGGAAAAGGCGGCCAAAATATTCATTTGCATATACCCACTCCAGAAGGAAAGGTGAAAATGACGACGGGGCTGGCAAGCTTGATGAATTATTCTGGCCCAGTTGGTGCAGGCGCTCCCAGAAAAGTAGGAAGCAATGAAAATCGTGACACTATGACGGTGGCCAATACTGGCATAGCAAAAGAGAATGCTGCGCTTGCGGATCGCGGAGCAATTCTAATCAAGGAAAGCAGCATCATGAAAGAACTAGGTCGTTATATGCAAGAAGTGTATAACGTTCCTGATTTAACTCTTGACAGTCAATTGCTAAAAGAGCGCAATAATTTGATGGAGCAGGGCGTAGACGAAAATATAATTAATTACAAAATGCGGTTACTGGAGCTTGATCTTCAATACCAAGATTTGCTAAAGGCTTTGCCTTCTTTTGCTAAAAAAGCAAAGCTTTCTGCGGAAGAGCGCATGATGCTAGAGGCCGAGCTAGCCAAGGCGCTTGGAGCGTCCAAGGATGCTGAAAAAAACAAGAACGACGAAACACTGCGAGGCATTGAAGTAGTAAAAACAAGAGATACTGCTAAGTACATTAAAAGCCTGCAAGATGAAGTTAAGCTTCTTCTTATTGTTGGCGACGAAGAACGCAGGCTCGCTGAAATTCAATCGCAGTACGGAAACGCAAAGGCTCAAGAGATTTTTGACCTAGAAACAATCAAAAAGAACATTGCAGAAACGCGCTCATTAATTGATGGCTTTGTCTCTAGTACCACTGGAGATTACAAGGGTTTCTTGAAGGCCGTCATTTCCGGCGAAGATGCGGCCGACGCTTTGAAAAAGTTTCAAGAAGGCTTAAAAGATAAAGTGCTGACCATTTTCTTTGACTTTGCCATGGCCCCTGTAGATAAATTCCTTAAAGAAGGACTGGAAGGATTGCTGTTGCCTAAAGGAATACAGCAAAAGGCAGGAGAGCTTCCCAGTGATATTTCCAAGGATCCCGTACAGGCCACTAATGGCAACACCAGCGCCATAGTCCAAAATACAACGGCTCTCGAAAGTGTTACAGCAGCTCTTGTGGGGCAGCCGTCGCCGATTGGAGTGGCTGCGACAACAGCTCCCACCTTGGGAGGGCAGACAACGCTAGCATCACTGTCTTCGAGCGCCATGGCGTTTGGCGGCGCAGAAGGCGAGGTAATATCGTCCGCTCTTGCATCCACCTTCGAAAGCGCCCAAGCTTCTATTGGTCTGTCCATGGAAAGCCTTGCATCTTCCTTCGAATATGGAAAAGACAAACTACTCGAAGGTGTACCGCCATTTGAGCAGGCACTAACAGTTGACCTTCCGGGGCAAGTGGAAAAGTCCACTGAGGCACTCAAGGCAAAAGGCTCAACATTCAGCGAAAGCTTAGGCAAGCTCACTCAAGGTGTTGGCATTGCAGTTGGCTCCATCATGGGCATTGCGGCAGGCATTAGTCAAGTCAAGAAAGGTGGCACTGGTAATACTCTTATGGGCATCGGCTCTGTCCTAGCCAGCGTCGGAGGGGCCGTTGGTGGCTTTAGTAATCTATTTAAGCCTAAGGCAGCAGCTAATGGCGCTCTTTGGGCTGGCGGATTCCAAGCCTTTGCTAATGGTGGCATGGTTAAAGGCCCTACGCTGGGCCTCGTAGGCGAAGGCAAGTACAATGAAGCAATCGTACCATTGCCTGATGGTCGTTCCATTCCAGTACAAATGAGAGGGGGGCCAGGAGGCGAATCGTCTCGTGATCTGCTTGCTGCTCAAGCGCAATCTCGTTCTTCCCCTTCGGTTCTTTCCATGAGCTTCCAAAGTACAACAATCAATGGCGTAGAATACGTTGATAGAGCACAGCTCGAAATGGCCATGGCTGAAACTCGTCGAGTGGCCAGTAGAGATGGCGCCGCCAGAGGAGCCAATCTTGCCATTGATCGTCTTGCCAATTCTCCTTCATCCCGTCGCCGTGCTGGCATTCGTTAATCATGGCTGACTTTCCTAAGATCAAACCATCAACCCGTCGTTTTGTGCTCGGCGATTATCCTACTAAGTTTTACAAAACTTTATCAGGAAAAGTAACAAGACGTAATTTTGGCAACAAAGCATTCGGCCATTCCATTGAACTTAGCTTTGACAACATCAAAGAGGATATTGTTCAGTTAATCATTAGCCATTACGATGGGCAGGGCGGTCAAACAAATGGTTTTGCCATTCCATTGGAGATTTTTTCTGGCCTAAGCTTAATCCAGAATTCATTGCGTAGTCCTAGTGAGACGCTTTGGTTTTACGCAGAAGCGCCTTCCATTAGTTCCGTCTATCGTGACATGAGTTCCGTGACCATCAAATTAGTGGCGGAAATTGTATGAGCGCAATCAGAATTGTCCAATATTTTGAACTACTGGCTTTTGCAAATGAAAAAGCTGCAAGGCTCTTTGCCATTGCGAACGATGCTGGCAATACTATAGAAGGCAGCACTCCTGGCAGCATTGTCCACCGTTACCAAAATTATTTCATCAATAGCCAAAGGAAACGCTTAAATAAGCTTTTTACATTTGTTCCATTTAGGGCGGAAGGATCTGTTTCTAATATTGGCGGTGACAATAACTTGATGCAAGTATTGTTCCCTAATGTAGAGATTGGCATTCGCCTAGTAGAGCAAGGCAATGGAAATAGACTTAGTCGCCTGACATTAACTACTATTTGGTTGAATGAAAGCGATGGGGAAATAAAAAGTTACGCTGAGAAATTCCTTGGCATTGGCGCTTCGTTTTCGGAGACCACCATTGAACTTAGATTTAGAAGTGCCATGGATAGCGTGGGTGCCAGTTTCCCAGCACGTTCTCTCACCCGTAATCTTGTCGGGCCTTTGCCGTTGAATGCTGATCTGCGTCTTCAGTGAGCTGTCATGCTAAATGACTTGATTGGTCTTCAATATAAATGGGGTGCCCATCCCATGGACGGAAGTGGTTTCACTGATTGCTTTGCGCTGAGCATGGAAGTAAGGCGTATGCTTGGCCTTCATGATTTCTACCCTGAATTTAGGTGGGTGTATGATTTGTACGAAGAGGAAGAAGTGGGCGGCCTTCAAGTGTTAAAATGGATACGGGCAAGAAGTGAAAGAATTAAACAGCCAAGAGCTGGAGCATTGTTTCGTGCATCATCGTTTAGTGGGTCCATTGCCCTCGCCACTGTAGTAAGCGATGATCGAGCTATTATGATTGGTCCTGGAAAGAGGGTTATTGCATTGCCTTTCGCTAACGTAGTAAAAGGGAAATTTCATTGGGCCAAATAATGGGAAGCAATGAGCGTAAGTTAATGCCTTACGAGCATCAGCTCGTTGAATGCCTTGGCATCACAAAGCAAGAATATTTAGACTTCGTCGCTCAGCAGCAAATATATTCCGACCCAAAGGAAGGCACGGTTTTTGACGTGCGAAATGATCTTGCTGTAGTTGCGTTAGTTCTGGTTATTGTTGGCACAATCCTGCAAGTTGTAGGAGCGTTGCTAGTCAAGAAAGAAGAACCAAGCGGCAGGGCTCAAACTCGTGACGATGTCTTTGCCCCAAGGTCTGGCTTCAACAGCGTGCAGCAACTGGCCGAATATGGCGATCCAGTCAACCTTGTCTACACCGACATCAGGACCAATCCCAATGGGGGCGTACGAGTGGCTACTTCGCTCCTGTGGTCGTCTGTCAAGAGCTTTGGCAGCAGCCAGTACGTCCAGCTATTGCTGCTGATTGGTGCGGGGCAAATTGGAAGCATTGATGCCAGTAGATCAGCATTTGGTCAAACCCCATTGCGTGATTTAATAGCCCAAAACTATTGGCTATATTTCAAGCCCAATGACACAGGAGCATTACGACGTAGCAGTTTGCTGCAGGGCAGCGAAACTAAAAATGATCCTGGTACGGTGGGAGCAGGCCTTGACAATATATATCGAATTAGTCCTTCTACTAGCGGTCCAAATGGCGATGGGTTCAGTCATGCAACATCTCCATCCACTTCTAACGTGTTTGGTATTTACTCTCCTGTGCCTATCAATGTAGACATAGAAGTACGAAATGAAAGCGGAAATATTGACAGAGCTAGCAATCAAATTAGAGTTACAGGCTTGAGAAATTGGGACGAAAGAACTCCTAATAGCACAGGGGCAAGAATTGAAAAAGGAGAGAACATGTCGGTTACGCTTGCCAACACAAGTGGATACTATGGCAGTAGCGCAAGAGAAGAAGCGGCCGAGTCACGACGAACAGCATCTAATGCTTTTGACAGCGCCGGCGTAATGAAACTTGGCTCGGCTAAGTTTACCATTATTTCCATCGACAAAGGCTCCACCGATGACGGCGATATGACGGTAAGGCTTGCTTGTGTCGAAAGTGGCTATGCTCCCAGCATTATTTATAGCGCTGTTGACCCGCAAGAAAGCGCACAAAAGATTGCCAACTCAGACCCTCTTTATCAAAGCCTCAAAAGGACAACAGAGCAACTTTTACAAGAAGATTTACGCAGTTCAATTAATACGGCAGAAGAATTACTGGCAGATGGAAGGATCTTCATTACTGAGCAATACACCGAAACGCTAACTCAGCCCACTAGAAATGTTACTAAAGTTCGCGATGTATTTAAGCGCAACTTGGCGGACCAGGAAAAGCAGGCATTACGAGACTACATTGGTTATAAAAGTTCTATTAATTCTGGAGACAAAATTGACGATACTTTCTTTACGAAAGCATTAGTAAAAATTGAAACAGCTTACTACGAAACAGTATCGCCCTGTCATATTGTTGACTTTGCAATTAAGGCTCGTGTATGGCGGCGCATTAGTGGCAGACAAGAAAAGTACGGCAGCGAAGAAAAGAAAGGTTACCCAGTGACTGACAATGGCATCAAACGTCGCACGAGTATGTTTATTGTCAAATACAAAAGAGAAGGAGAGCAAACATTCACTTATATCAAAGGAATCTTCATAGTACGACGCGCTGCAGATGTCGATAATTTTGTTTATTTTCGTTTTGATTCTGGCCTTCGCGGGCCGCTAAGCGCAAAGCATTGGCAGTTTCAGATTGAGCCAGTTCATGATGCCGTAGCAGAGTTCAGTTCTAGCGATTTGGTGTCATCTGCAGGAGAATTCCGTTTCTTCTATTTGGAGAATGCCGGTAACGAACGGCGGTTTAATCTCCAAGGTTCGTCATTTATTTCTTTTGTTGGCGAAGTGCGCAATGGCAACAATAAACTGCCGCCATTAAATAAGACTCCAGGCGATTCAAACGAATGGGATGTATTTAGCAATACTGCCGACACTCAGCTTCAAATGTCTTTTGACCAAGGCCCTGAATTCGCCATCACGGCAGTAACAGAACAAATTGCAGAAAGTTTTGCAAACTATAGCAGTTTGTACAGTGACCTTTCTTTGGCTGGTTTCAATATGTATTCAGGCCGCAATGTTCAAGACTTGCGCTCGCTTTCAATGTTTGTGAATCAAGGGCGAAGGTGCAGACTGCTACGAACATCAGGCATTGTTGCTGGCTTTAGCTGGGGGCAGCCAGATTTTCAATACTTGCCTCCTGATACCATTGTTTCTTCTAGTGCACTAACCGTTGGCAGCTCGTACTACATCACAACAGTAGGCAATTCAAATTGGACCGAAGCTGGCTTGGCATTGGGAACCACTGCTGCAGTGGGAGCAGTTTTTATCGCCAAAAAAGCTGTAAGTGGCACGGGGCAGGCACGTCCAGGAGGTTATGCCAATAGAGCGCCTGATATTTTTCTTGACACAATATTAGACAAAAACGATGGTATTGGTAGATATTCTGGCGACTTGTTTTCCACTGACGTTGAACAGCTTGCAAGAAGCAAGAAGTTTTGCGAAACAAACGGTTTGTTTATGGATGGCGTGATTGCTGAGCCTGAATCATGGCGCCAGTTCTGGGCAAACAATGCATCGTTCAGCTTGCTTGAACTTGCCAAAATCGATGGGAAAGAAGCTCTAATTCCAGGCGTTCCATACGAAAGGACAACTGGTCGCATTGCGAGCAAGGAGACCTTGGTGCCGGTAGAAATTTCCGCTTTGTTCAATCAAGGCAATATTCTAGAAGATAGCTACAAGGAAGAATTCATTGATTACGGGGCCAACACTCAAGACGTAGTTGTTACTGTCATCTATAGAGACAATGAAGACAAGGGAGCATTCCCCAAAAAGAATAGCGTAAACGTATTCTTGAGTGATACTGATGGAGACAGTGCCGTCAGAGAAACTATTGATGCATCTCAATTTGTTACAAATAAAAGCCAAGCTATCCTCTTGGGAAAACTTCTCTGTCAGACACGACGAAATTCTCGCCGTGCCATTGAATTCAAGACTTTTCCGACGGATAGTTATGTGGGCCCTAGTTCTTATATTTATGTAGAACTGGCCCAAAATCAATGGGACAAAATTTACAGTGGAACTATTGGCGCTGGTGGTAGCTTGAATCTTCCTCTTGCCGATAATGTAAACAATGATAGTTATCAGTTCTTGATGTACAACCCTAATGATCAATCGGCAGGGACAATTTTTAAGAATGCAGTGGCAGTAGCGGGCAATCAAGCTGCATCTCTAGCGGCGTTTGATGGCTTTGTTTTTGTTCTTGGCAAAGTAATAAGAAATAAAAGGACTTTCAGGGTGACGGAAGTAGCCATGGACGAAGAAGGTGAAGTTAGTGTTCGCGCAGTTGAACACCCCACTGACGCCGATGGCTACTCTTTGGTCACTAGAGGCCTTACAAAACGGGTGGCAGGACTATTTAGTATTGATAACGCCCCAGAATGATATGACTATGAGCGCAAAACACTGGAGCCCTGCTATCATGAAAGAACGGCGGGAATTGTCTAAATGATTTACACAGGCAATAATGGGCGCATTTACGTTGCGCGTAAAGTAGATTATGGCATTCAAGGAAACTTCACTCTTGCAGTGGTGCCTGGGCAATCGGTAGCGGCGAATGAAACGCTGTCTGTTTTCAATGTGCAGGGTAACGGTCAAGGAGCGATGGTTCGAGCTGCTTCGGCAGGCAGTGGCGGCTCAAGTGTAGTTTTCAATACGTCTGTAACGGGGTCAAATTATGCAGCCGGCAATATTGTTTATTTTGGCCGAATCTCTGCGGGCACCATTGTCAGGCTCACTTCTGATTTCACTATTAGCACTGTTGCTACTGTTGGTGTTGATAATGAGCGCGAAATTCTTGATGATCGATATCGTATTGCAAAGGTTCGCAGTTGGACCCTTAATAGCAGCAGTGAAGTGGTAGAAACAACTGCGCTTGGCGATGCAGTTAAAACTTTTTCCCCATCGATTACTTCAGGGGAAGGCAGTGCTACTTTGATGTTCTACGAAGACGACCGAAGCAATGCAGGGGCAAATCCGCAGAAAGATACTTTTGAGATGATAGATATTCTTTTCCCTCGTGGCACTCCTCCTCGTATTATCTTGAATTTAGCTGTAGACGGAAGCATTGCTGGAAACTATGGAGAGGTGGGAGGTGCAGCACTTTGGAAGACCAATTTCCTTTTTAATGCTTATATTACTGGCGCAAGCATTGGAGTGAGTTATGGTGAAGTAGTTACTATTGACACTTCATTCACTGTTGATGGTCCCCTTCTGGACGTGCCTCTCAAAGCGGGCCTTTAAGGAGTGCTAATAAGATAATGTCATGACAGTTTTTGCCGGACACTATGGAAGCATTGAATTAAAGCGAGTGGGCGATAGTCATGCCTTGGACTTGGAAATTGCCAAGTCAGACTTATATGTTTCCCGCCAACGCTTTTCCTTGGGAACGGCGACTGGTCTTGACTTGCCGTTTGGCACGATCACCACTGGAGATCGAATTAAAATTAGCGCCAAAGACGACAGAGGACTGCCTTTTCGTCTTTATAAAAATGCTGGCAACACTCAATACATTGATAATCCTAATGCGTCAATTGGTCCATTAGAGTTTTTTGCCAATGTAGATACATTGGGCGCCATCCGAATGTATCGCACTTTTACTGATGCCATTGCCAACCCTGGAGTTCGCTATTTAGCCGTACCTCTTGACCAAACAAGCACAGTACCATGGCAAGTAAGGGTGAACTTGTTGCCAGGAAGCTTTAATCAACTTGGTCAAGTGACGGGCTTTACATTGTCCACTGAAAGAGAAACTGTAGATACCACTGCGCTGGGAGGTAAATACAGGGACTTTACTTCAAGCGCCATTAGTGGTGGTGGCACTTTGGATTGTCTGTTTAGCTTTAAGAATGTAATTGGCGAAGAGATTCCACTGGCTCTTTCTCAGCTTATACAAAAGATTGAAGTGGGCAGTCGTTTCCAGGGAAAGTTTTACATATTGGAACCCGGCAAGCCTCAGCCGCCAGGTTATTTGACAAATGAAGGCGTGTTTTATGAAGTGAATGGTATTTTTACAAAATCGGCAATGACAGTAGAAGCCGATCAAATTGCAGAATGTAGCTTTGATTTCTTGACTGCCGGAGAGTTTAAGTTGCGAGCAGGAGATAGCCCTGTTGATTTAAGAACTGAAAATAATGTTAGCATTGGGAAAGAGTCAACGCTAGAAGAGCTTGGCGTAATCGAAGAGGTTACTTAACGATGGCTGTTCGCATTTCTGAGCTTGATGCCTTATCAGTTGACTTGTCTCAACTTGATGAACTGCCTATTGTCGATTTAAGTGCTGGTGATACAAAGAAAATTGCCGTTGGTGATTTATTAAGCATTGGCATTGCTGGTATTGCTTCCAGCTCCATTGATCTTGCAAAGTTAAACCAAAGTTCGACCACCAAGCTTGGCGCCACTGCTCTTGACAGCACTGGTGTTGTCGCAGGCACTTATGGAAATGCCAGCACTGTTGCTCAGTTCACTGTAAACGGCCAAGGACTGGTCACTGCAGCGTCTGGCATAGCCGTAGCCATCACTGCTAACAGCGTTGCGGGATTGGCTCCAGTGGCCACCAGTGGCACCTACCAGAGCTTGACTGGCCTTCCTGCACTTGGGACATTGGCTGCACAGGACGCAGGCAGTGTGGTCATTTCAGGCGGCACCATTTCGAACATCATTGATCTGGCCGTTGTCGATGGGGGCACAGGGGCGTCTTCTGCTAGTGATGCCCGCACAAACCTTGGTCTTGCCATTGGCACGGACGTACAAGCGTACGATACAGGACTCGCTTCTATTGCTGGTCTAACCACTTCTGCGGACAAGATTCTCTACTTAACAGGAGTGGACACTTATGACACTTCCCCATTGCCTGCTTATGCGAGAGGGTTCCTTGCAAGCGGCAATAGCAGCGCAGACGCTAGAACAGTTTTAGGACTTGGCGCTCTTGCCACGAAAGCAATTGTTGAAGCTGGAGACATTAATGTTGGCGCAGTATCTGGAGCTACTGTTGCCAGTGGGTCACTGACTGCAGTTAACTATGGAGCAGAAAGCGTAAATTCTGCCGCTATTTCAGGACTTGCTGTTACTTCTGCCAAGATTGCTGACGATGCAGTTACTGCAACCAAACTCGCAGACAATTCATCTTCTATTGTTTCGGCAGGGGCACCCAGCGGGAGCGGAAGCTTTGTTGGTCAACTATATCTAGACGCTACTACTAAGTTCGTTTATGTATGGGATGGTGATTCATGGGAACGTCAAGCGGCAATTAGTGATATTAGCTTTGTTGATTCCACCCCCATCGCTTTTGATGTTACATATCCTGATAGTTATTCAGCAGTTGTTACGACCACTTTAGAAAACCAAACGGCTGCAACTGTTTTTGCTGGGCCATCGTCTGGAGTGGCAACTGCTCCTGCTTTCAGGGCGCTGCAATCCACTGATCTGCCCATTGCCACTGCACTAAACATTGGCGCCGTGGCTCCTGGCACTGGCTTAGCGGTTGATGGCACTGGCACGCTCAATCACAGCAATACTGCCATTGGTGGCGTTTACGCAGGCGCTGTTACTATTGACGCTCAAGGACACATCGTCTCAGCTCAACCCACATTACTGGCCGCAGACATTCCTGGCCTAGATGCAAGCAAAATTACTAGCGGATCATTCTCAAGCGCTTTCTTGGCTGAAAATAGCGTAACGGCTTCGCAACTGGCTGATTATGGCATTGCGCAAGTTAGCGAAAGCTCGCCAGTTCCTGAATTTGCTGGACAGTGGTGGATCAACCCTAATGATCGTGCTGCTTATATTTGGGTGGGAGAAGTCTCTCCCGTTCCTAATGGTTATTGGCTAAACCTTGGCTACGGCAGTCCCACGCAGATTAACTTGCGTTTTGGTGGCACTTATAGCGCATCGGGGAATGTTGTTGAAAGCACCAATATTTATGGCATTGAAGCCGGGCTGACTGTTGGACAGCCGCTGTCTCCTCCCAATACGAGCAACAACGGCGTATATTTAGTTGTTACAACGGCAGGCACTGGTACAGCTCCCGCCCCTACGGAAAGCCTTGCCATTGGCAACTGGGTGCTATCAGAAGGCGCTGGCGCATCTTGGACTAAGGTCAATCTTTACAGTGCAGTTGGTGGTGTCAGCGACGAAGATGTCTTAGTGGCAGGCGGGTCTTTAGTGCCGCCTAGTCCTAGTATTGCATCGCAAGAAGATTACAATGAAAGTGTATGGGCAAAAGTGCAAATTGCCAATGCAACCACTGCTGGCATCGTGAGAGCATCCTCTCAAATTTTGGTGGCATCAGGCACTGGCATTATGACCGTTGGCGTTGTCGATGATGGATCGTTCTAGAAACAAAGAGAATTAATAAATGACTTATCAATTGTCAAGCTTTGTATATGCAGGAAAGGAGGTTCCTCCCTACGGCAGCGAAGGACAGGTGCTAATCAAAACCTCAAAAGCTTTTTATTACACTGGATGGGACAATATCGACCACGTACTAAATTCTACTAATGCAGTAATAGACGAAGGTGAGTACGTTTAAGATTTAGAATGCAGCAATTAAGGCCGCCTTTATTACTCACCACTCATTGCCATGGCTGCCACTCTTAGACATCTTCGCTCTGCCATCACCAGCAAGCGCCCCAGTGAAGCCAGCTTGGCTGATGGTCAACTAGCGCTTAACACTGCCTCGTCTACGCCAGGGGTGTTCCTGAAGGCCAGCGATGGGGCAGTCGTCAAGGTTGGGCCCGTTCATGTTGGCGCAGCAGCTCCCAATGTGACTCCGGCTGGAAGTTCTGGAAATAGCTTGGGTGAACTATGGGTGAATAATAGTACCACCATTCATGGCATTCATTATTACACGGGCAGCTCATTTGTCAATCTCACTCCTTCAGGAACCACTGCAAACGCTGGCCTTCTAGCACTAGCCACTGGCGCTGAAACACAGTCTGGCACTGATAGTATTCGTGCTGTTACACCTTCTGGCTTACAAAGCAAAGTTAGCGACTCTACTTCCACAACTAGCTCCACCACCATTGCTTCTGCTACTGCCGTCAAAACGGCTTATGACTTAGCTAGTAATGCTCTGCCAAGAACTGGCGGAACAATTTCAGGAGTGCTAGAAATTGGAAATAATGGTTCCTTGGTCTTCGAAGGCGCCACTGACAATGGCTTTGAAACCACACTGGCAGTAGTGGATCCAACTATTGACCGTACGATTACATTGCCAAACTTAACCGGCACCATAGCTCTTCTTTCTGACCTTGATGACGGAAGCTTTTGAGCCATTGTAAGCGTATTATGAAAGCCTCCTTGTGTGATACCTTGAGCTACAATAAAAGAAAGCGTTGTGATTAGGCGATGATTTATCCCGCCATATACGATACAACTATTTTGCAAAATGCCACATGGAAGGCAGTACTGCGGGCAACTGAGCAACGGCAAGTATTGAGTGGTGTTACGGTAAGTGGTGGTTATGCTTTGTTTACGGCGCCATGCCATGGACTGACGAATGGAACCAAAGTTGTCTTTACAGCAGAAGACCTTACGGCCAGTGGTGCTACAGGCGTTGTAACCATATCGGGAGTAAAAGTGCCTTGTGGGCTAAGCTTGAATTCAATTTATTTTGTTCTTAGTAGTGGTTTGACGAATAATGCATTTTATGTTGCCACCACTTCTGGCGGTACCGCCGTTCAAATTCAAAGCAATGGGGAAGGCGTATTTTATGCTGCAAAGCCAGTCAACTTAACAGGCTATACAGTTGATGCTGATGTTAGGGGCATCATCCAAGATGTGCAAGTTGCCACTTTTAACTGTTCAATTACTGATGCAGTGAATGGAGAGTTTTTAGTGACTATGCCTCCAGCCGTTTCGTCTGGGATTGAAGCTGGCCGTTACAATTATGATGTAAGCTTAACAAACGGCCCAGGGGAACGCTACTATTGGCTTTCTGGCATAGCGACCGTACAACGTACTTACTCCAGGAACTGACCAATGCCAGAAGTCCAGATTAACGTTTCAAATAATGAAGAAACGCAAATTGTTCTTGCAGTGCCTGGCACGCAAGGAGCCATGGGATCTAGCTTTCCTAGTTCTGGAGGCACTGTAAATCAAGTGTTGATTAAGAATAGTAGCGTTGATTATGATGCGTCATGGGTTAATACTTGGAACATTAGCACGTTAACCATAAACGACGGCAGCTATTAGACTAAGAGGATAATCTCCGGCCCATTTTTGGGTGTTAAGGAATGGCTCTCCAGCATCTGCGTTCATCTACTGCCAATAAGCGTCCTGTTCCTAGTGGAATGGCTGACGGGCAACTTGCCGTTAATTCTAATCTTGCTAGTCCTGGGCTATTTGTTAAAGACAGTAATGGCGACTTAGTAAAAGTTGGCCCTGTTCACGTTGGAGCTACGGCACCAAACGTAAGTCCTGCAAGCGGCGGACAGGCAGGCAATAGCAAAGGCGAGCAATGGCTTGATACTGCTAGTAGCCGTTATGTCTTCAAGGTTTGGGACGGTACGGCATGGCGCACTCAAGACGGTGAGTTTGTCAATGTCACTGGCGACGTGATGACGGGTGCGCTGGTGATGGACAATCAGCAGCAAGTGCAATTTCGTGAAACCACGGCTAATGGCACTAACTATATTGCTTTGCGAGCCACGGCTTCAGTGGCGTCGGATAAGATTATTACGCTACCTGACGTTACTGGTACGGTTGTTACCACTGGTGATACTGGCAGCATCACTAACACGATGGTTGCTGACGGAACCATTACTGACGCAAAACTTGCGACTATTGCGACAGCAGGAAAAGTAAGCAATAGTGCCACTACTGCTGCTAGTGCTAATACAGCTTCGGCGATTGTTGCTCGTGATGGAAGTGGCAATTTTTCTGCTGGAACAATCACGGCTGCATTAGCCGGCAATGCATCCACTGTTACCACCAATGCCAACTTAACTGGCGACATCACTTCAGTCGGGAATGCCACGTCCATTGCAACTGGCGTCATCGTCAATGCTGATATTAACGCTTCTGCCGCCATTGATCTGTCTAAGCTTGCAAACGGAGCACTTCCTAGTGCCGTTACCGTGGCATCGGTCAACATTGTTAATGACAGTATTGTCAATGCAGATGTTAATAGCGCCGCTGCTATTGTTGGCACTAAAATTAGCCCAGATTTTGGCAGTCAAAATGTTATTACTACTGGCAATAGCACTGCTGCTGCGCTGATTCCTAGCAGCGCTACTGTTCCTGCTAATGGCATTTATTTGCCTTCGGCTAATTCCGTGGGCGTGTCTACTAGCGGCGTCGCACGTATGACGGTTAGCGCTGCTGGAGCCGTGACAATTTCTACGGGGGACTTGACTGTTTATGGCGCTACGGTGGGGCGTGGTGCGGGAGCAATCGTTAGCAATATTGCCGTTGGTAACGGAGCCCTCGCCGCCAATACCACTGGCACTGCCAACACTGCCGTTGGCCGCAGCGCCCTCGCCGCCAACACCACTGGCGCCAACAACACTGCCAATGGCGCTAACGCCCTTGTTTCCAATACTACTGCCGGCAATAACACCGCCATCGGTTCTGCCGCCCTCACCGCTAACACCACTGGCGGCAACAACACTGCCGTTGGCCTTAGTGCCCTCAGCGCCAACACTACAGGCAGTCAGAATGCTGCTTACGGTCTCACTGCCCTTGCCACCAATACCACTGGTAATGATAATACTGCCTATGGTGCTGGAGCCCTCGCCGTTAATACCACTGCCAGTAACAACACTGCCGTTGGTCGCAGCGCTCTTGCCGCCAACACCACTGGCGCTAACAACGTAGCAACTGGCGCTTCAGCTCTTGCCGCCAACACCACTGGCTTCGGCAACGTAGCAACTGGCCACCAAACCCTTGCCGCCAACACCACTGGCAATCAAAACATAGCAACTGGCACTTTAGCCCTTGCCGCCAACACCACTGGCGGCGCCAACGTAGCAACTGGCCACCAAACCCTTGCCGCCAACACCACTGGCGCCGCCAACGTAGCAACTGGCTACCAAGCCTTGACCGCCAATACCACTGGCGCCAACAATGTAGCGACTGGCTACCAAGCCCTTACTGCCAACACCACTGGAGGACAAAATATAGCAATTGGACTTTCTGCTTTAGCGGCTAATTCCACTGGTGGCGCTAACACAGCGACTGGCTATCAGGCTCTTGCCGCCAATACCACTGGCACCACCAACGTAGCAACTGGTTACCAAGCTCTTCTCGCCAATACCACTGGCGGTCAAAACATAGCGGTTGGCGCTTTAGCTCTAGCAGCCAATACTGCCGGCTTCAACAACGTAGCAACTGGCTACCAAGCCCTTACCGCCAACACCACTGCCAGCAACAACGTAGCGACTGGTCACCAAGCCCTTGCTGCCAACACCACTGCCAGCAACAACGTAGCGACTGGTCACCAAGCCCTTGCTGCCAACACCACTGGCGGCTCCAACGTAGCGACTGGACTCCAGGCCCTTGGCTCCAATACCACTGGCATTGAAAACAGTGCCATCGGCACCCAGGCTCTCTTTTCTAATACCATTGGCAACTACAACGTTGCTCATGGTATTTATTCTCTTTATGCTACGACAAGTGGCACTAGTAATACTGCCATTGGAACCAGTGCTGGCAGCACTAATACGACAGGCGCAAACAACTCATTTATTGGAAACAATTCACAAGGCGCGTCTGTCACGGCAAGCAACGTAATCACTCTTGGTAATAGCGGCATTGCTACGCTACGCTGTCAAGTGACGACCATCACTTCATTGTCTGATGTCCGAGACAAAAAAGAAATCACCAATCTTCGTGCTGGCCTTGATTTCGTCTCCAAACTTCGTCCAGTATCCTTCACTTGGGACGCTCGCGATGGAGGCAAAGTGGACATCGAAGACGCAGGCTTCATTGCGCAGGAGCTTCTTGCCGTGCAAGAAGAAACTGGCATTGTCATTCCAAACCTTGTGAGCCAAGAGAATCCCGATCGGCTTGAAGCCGGTTATAGTACATTACTGCCTGTTCTTGTCAATGCAGTGCAAGAGCTTGCAGGAATGGTTGAAGGACTACAGGACGAAATCACTGCCCTCAAGGGCGCTTAAACCACCAATCAATTAAACCAATGTTTACTTCAGTCGTCGATCCAGCCCGTCAGTATTCCGCTTCGATGGATAGCGTGAATTTGATCAATAACCTTCTGGCCAAGCCTTCTCTCACTGAAGAGGAGCAAGATTGCATCAGCCGTAATGTTGAGCATCTTGAAATTATGGTCGCTAAGGACTATTGGACCACCGAAAACCTTAAGCCCTTGACTGACGCAATTGCTGCTGGCAAGCTCTGAACAGAGCGTTCTCTTAACTAAAGCCTGTCCATGTCGCAAGAGTGGCGTGGACAGGCTACACTGATTCCGCTCATCTCCCATTTTCTTTCATGGCCGTTAAATCAAAAGGTGGAAACGCTGCCCTTAAGCGAGAGCACAAGCCTGGCGCCCCGAAATTGACCTTGCAAGGGCAAGGTAAAAGGAGCAAGCCAAGCCATGGACGCAAACTTTTGCGTGGACAGGGAAAAAGCTAAGCTTGACGCTATGGTCCTTCTCGGCTAGCCTGCGGGCTGGCCTTTTTCTTTGTCTGCCATGACTGCTTTTGTTGATTCCTATTCCTTTTCCCATCGTTTTTCTGGCGATACAACTAGCGATACGGCTGGCTATCAAGAAATCATTCATCAATGCCAAGAAGTGAATGCTACGGGCTTGACTAGGCAGTTCTTTCAATTTGCAATGGGGTGTGGGTATGGGCCGCAAAACATCATTGATGCTTTTGTGATGCTTGCCAAAGAATACGAGGACGCATATGGCTATAATCAAGAAAAGACTA